ACTTAAAAAAGCACAACTAATGATTCAAGAGGACTCTAATAAATTAACATATAAGAAATTAGGAGTGGATTTTAACAGAGAAGAGTTGTTGGAACAGTTTCCTAGAGCTAGAACTTTTCCACAAATTAAAATTGATGGGGTATCTATAGGTGGTTGGTCTGAGTTTAAAGAAATATGAGGTTGACATATGCTGCACGAAATTGATTGCCAATTCTGTTATAAATTAACTTCTATAGATATAGAAGACCAATGGGATACAGACGACAGATTCTGTCCCAACTGTGGAATGCAAGTAGAGATAGATCCAACTCCATGGTATAACGATGAGGCGCAAAAACTAGACTATGACAAAGACCAATACGAGGAATAATCCACCATGGCTCTATCAAGAAATAGAATGGCAACCACCAGAAGAATTCAGTCACGAAGACGTGTATGGCTTTGTTTATCTAATAACGAACCTGAGCTCTCAAAGGAAATACGTGGGAAAGAAATTCTTTTGGAGTCAGAAGACTCTACCCATAACAAAGACTCGAAAACGGCGAAAGAAGCTTAAAGTAGAATCTGACTGGAGAACATATTGGGGGTCTAATAAACACCTAGTAGCTGAGATAGAAGAATATGGCACAGAAGGGTTTCACCGAGAGATGCTTCACTTATGCAAGGGTAAAGGTGAACTCGCATATATGGAAGCAAAGGAGCAGTTTGACCGGGATGTACTACTTACAGAGGATTACTATAATGGGATCATCGCATGTAAGATAGGCGGCCAAACAGTGAAAAATTTAGTTAAATGAGTGTTGACAAAGGGGACTAAGTGTAGTATAATATACCTATTATGAATAATATAATACCATTTCCAACCGCGCAGCGGCAAGAACAGATAGAGTCCGAAAGAAATTGGGCATATGAAAACTACACTGAAGAGTGTATAGACACCTCTGAATTTGTTCTTATGATGCTTGAAGATTATTTTGCATCAGAAGACTCTGTGTTTGATGAGATGGACTTTAGGGATACAGTGTATCCCGAATCACAAGATATGCACGTGATAGTAAATCTTATATCCTCAATGTTTATGAGATATGGCGGCATTGAACACTTCTTACAAGAAGACTTAGATGCCATTTATAAAAAAATAGAAGCGAATAAAAATGATATTACTTGATTACAGCCAGATTGCACTTTCAAACATCATGGTACAAAAGTTAAATGATGAAGATATGATTAGACATATGATATTAAACAGTATTCGTATGTACAATAAAAAGTATCGAAAAGAATATGGTCAGATGGTTATCTGTGCAGATGGCATGAATACTTGGAGACGTCAGTACTTTCCCGAATACAAAGCTAATAGAAAGAAGGGCCGAGATGCAACTAGTCATATGGACTGGCCAGAAATCTTTCGTATCCTTTCTACAGTCCGAGAAGAACTCATGGAGAACTTCCCATACAAAGTATTGCATATGGAAGGTTGTGAGGCTGATGACATTATTGGTGCCCTTGCTATACGAACCCAAGAGTTCGGTCAAGGCGAACCCGTTATGATTATTTCATCTGATAAAGATTTTATTCAGTTGCAGAAGTATAACAATGTAAAACAGTTCTCTCCTATACAAAAGAAAGCAGTGGTAGATAAGAACCCTAGAAACTATTTGTTTAACCACATCATGAGAGGTGATGCTGGAGATGGTATTCCAAATGTATTATCTAAAGATGCTACATTTATTACCGAAGGCCTCAGTCAAACTCCATTAAGACAGACAAGAGTTGATGATTGGTTAACACATAGTGACGACCTTAAAGCTGCTATGCCCGAGGATCTGTATCGTAACTATCAAAGAAATAAGACCTTAATTGACTTAAATGAAATTCCGGAGACCATTCAAGAATCTATTATAAATAAATATGACGATCAAAAACTACCTATGAGAATGAAGGTATTGAATTATTTGATTAAAAAAAGATGCACTAACCTGATTGAATGCGTGGAGGAATTTTATAATGCGTAATTACCTAGTCTCAGATGTCCTAGAAGGACAGGCCAAAATACAAAGCAAAGTGGATAAGATTGCTTATCTTCAGAAGATGAATTCTGCACCACTGAGAGATATTCTAAGAATGAACTTCGATGACGATGTTGTCACTACGTTACCTACTGGTGCCCCTCCATACAAGAAAGATAATATGCCAGACGGCATGAACTACGCGACTCTTCAAAACCAATATAGAAAATTTGCATATTTCTTTAAGGGTAAGTATAGTGACATGAATCCTATTAAAAGAGAAAGTCTGTTTTTAGAGATTCTTGAATCTGTACACCCATCTGATGCTGAAGTGTTTATTGCAGCTAAAGATAAAAACCTTAAGTATAAGGGGTTGACTAAGAAATTAGTTGTAGATTCGTTCCCTAACTTAATTCAAAAATAACTTAACTAACTTGGAGGGCAGCCTATAGACGAACCTTTATGATGATAGATAATCAATCAATTCACCCATGGAGTACTGACTATGCATGTACAAATTGAACGCCTCAAGAAAGACCAAAAAGAGGCAGTATACTATCAGAAAAAACTGAAGCGCAAAGGAAAAGACGTTCTGGCTTATAAGATGCAGAAGAAAATAGAATTCCTGAATAGACATATAGAAGATATGTATATGGCGACAGTCAAAGAAGGTTAAGAGGGTTTCGGCCCTTGTCTAAAGGGCCCTAATTTACATTATGGCAAGATCGAGCTGGAATGCTTTTACTACATTAAATGGTTGACAAATTAAACTAACTGTGATATAATATACATTATGAATATATTTGTACTAAGTGACGACCCAGTCCAAGCTGCACAAGACCAGTGTGATAAACACGTTGTTAAAATGATCGTAGAATCAGCTCAGATGTTATCCACTGTCCACCGGATGCTAGACGGTACTATTACCCAACGGCCATCCAACTCAGGCAAAAGAACTCTAAAATATTACGAACTACATGACGATAGAGAGGATATCCTTTATAAGGCTGTTCATCACAATCATCCATGTACGGTATGGTCAAGAGAAAACTGCTGCAATTACAATTGGCACTATGAACATTTTACAGCGCTATGTGATGAATATACATATAGGTATGGTAAAATTCATGCAACAGATACTAAACTAAGGACTCTGTTAAAAGAACTGCCAAAGAATATATTACACACCAATTGCAAGTCAGCATTCAAACTAGCCATGGGGTCAAATCCTGAGTGTGTAGTAGTTGGCCTGGGTGGCACAGATGTAGTAGAATCATACAGAAACTTTTATCACACAAAACAGGAAAGATTTAAAATGGATTGGACTAAGCGCAATGTACCGGAGTGGTTTACACATGCCTCTATATGATTTTAAGGATTTAACATCGGGTGAAGTTTACACCAAGATGATGTCTATTGCTGACATGGAAGAACATGTTAAGGATGAGAATATACAACAAGTAGTGTCTGCACCTAAACTGATTAGTGGAGCAAAGGGTACTCTCCAAATAGCCGGAGACGGCTGGAAAGAAGTACAAGATAAAATTAAAGCAGGATTACCTCCACGACTACGGGATAACATTAAAACCAAATGAATAAGAAACCTTCAAAATTGAGAACAGAACATTTAATCACATTAGACCCACTTACTAAATCCCAGGAGGCAGTATTTAAATCTTGGAAAGAAGGATTCAACTTAGTATTATCTGGTTCAGCAGGAACGGGTAAAACCTATATCTCAACATATTTGGCTTTATTGGATATTATGAATAAGGATCAGAAGAAACTAGTGATAGTAAGATCTGCGGTACCTACAAGGGACATGGGATTCTTGCCGGGCACACTAGAAGAGAAAGAGGATGCTTATAAGGCTCCATACTATGCTATTATGTCACAACTGTTTGAAGATGGTGAGGCTTGGAAAAAACTTCAAGTTGCTAAACAGATTGAGTTCTTAACTACGTCCTTTATTAGAGGTATTACTCTTACTGATTGTATCGTTCTTATTGATGAATCACAGAACCTTACATACCACGAACTGTGTTCTGTTATTACTCGATTGGGTAATAATTGTAGAATCATTCTATGTGGTGATTACTACCAGTCGGACTTTACTAAGGGAGGTGACAGAGGTGGTTTGCAAAGGTTTACAAAGATTTTAGAGAATATGAAACTCTTCGATCACGTTGAATTTACTTGGGAAGATATTGTCAGATCTGGCCTTGTAAGAGATTTTATTATGACAAAGGAACTAGTTGAAAATGGGAAACTTTAAACATGAAAAAATTGATCTGGGCTATGACGACCTCACTGCAGAAACACTACCCTCTGGTAGAACATATGCCGCTCCTAATGGTTGTAACTATCCTTCTATTACTACAGTACTTTCCATATTAAGTAGGGAAAGTATACAGGCTTGGCGAGCTCGAGTAGGACCAGAAGCTGCCAACAAGATATCAAGAGTCGCATCAGGCCGTGGTACAGCAGTCCACGAGTTATTAGAGAGGTATGTTAATAATGATCCAGACTTTGACAAAGGTGTTATGCCGCATGTGATGCAATCATTTCATGATGTCAAAGAAGAATTGGATACAAGATTGACTAATGTCTATTCACAAGAAGCTCCACTATATTCAGAACACTTAGGATTAGCTGGCAGAGTGGATTGTGTAGGCGTGTGGGATGGAAAGAACTCCATTGTGGATTATAAAACATCACGTAAACTTAAAAAGAAAGAATGGATATCCGGTTACTTCATGCAGTGTGCAGCTTATGCTATTATGTGGGAAGAACGTACTGGAATGCCCATTACACAGTTGGTAATTCTAATTGCAGTAGATGATGAAAAGCCTCAGGTCTTTATTGAACACAGAGACAATTGGGTGAAACCATTACTTGATGTAATAGAACAATATACCACAGAACAGAAACGTAAAGAGATATTTGGAAACTAATAATGAGACTAGATGCTTTATCTGTTAGGGCTAAGCAACAGATATCTATTTGTTGTGAAACCCTATGCGAAAAGAATGTTGTAGAGAAATATATTGCTGAATTGGAAGCTAGAATCAGATTCTTAGAAAATGACTTCTTTAAAGTAATGAAAGCAAGAGAGCCAGTTGTAGAAAGAAAGGGAGATTAAAATGGATCATAGAATATTGAATATCCTGAATGATGAAAAGCATCGGCAGGCTAATACAATAGAGCTAATTGCAAGTGAAAACTTTGCTAGTCAAGCTGTAATGGATCTTGCTGGTAGTATACTTACAAATAAGTATGCTGAAGGTTATCCGGGCAAGCGATACTATAATGGCTGTGATCACATGGATGATATCGAAACATTAGCTATTGATACTCTTTGCAAATTGTTTGGAGCTAGATATGCTAATGTTCAACCACATTGCGGTGCAAATGCTAACACTGCAGTCTATCAAGCATTCTTAAAACCCGGTGATAAGATTCTCGGTATGGACTTAGCTAGTGGCGGGCATTTAAGCCACGGTAGTCCTCCAAATATCTCAGGCAAAATTTATGATGCATATACATATGGAGTTGATGAGAACGGCCTCGTTGATTACGACACGGCCCAATTATTAGCTGCACTTCACAAACCTAAAATGATCATTGCTGGTGCAAGTGCATATCCAAGACAAATTGATTGGAAACGATTTAGAGAGATCGCAGATTCGGTAGGAGCATTGCTTATGGTTGATATGGCTCATTACTCTGGCCTTATTGCTGGTGGTGTATATGATAGTCCAATTCCTTATGCTGATGTGGTTACTTCCACAACTCATAAGACTTTACGAGGCCCAAGAGGTGGAGTAATACTTTGGAATGATCCTAGTTATAGTAAACGTATTAATAGTGCAATCTTTCCTGGCACTCAGGGTGGGCCACTAATGCATATCATCGCCGCAAAGGCTCAATGTTTCATAGAAGCTGATACACTAGAGTTTAAAAATTATTCAGTAAGAGTAATTGAAAATGCACAAGCGATGTGTGCAGTCTTTGAAGCAAACGAATTTCCAGTACAAACAGGTGGTACTGATAGTCATATCATCTTAATGGATTTAAGTAATAGTAAGTATAGTGGTCGTGAAGCGGCTGACCTGCTTGAAGCTGCTGGCATCACCGTAAACAAGAACGGTGTTCCAAATGACCCTCGACCATTCATGGAAACAAGTGGTATTCGGTTGGGTACCAGTGCAGAAACTACTCGTGGTGTGACCATTGATCAGTTTAAAGATTTAGCACAAAAGATTGTAAATATATTAAAATAACCCTTTACATTTACTAGTGATTGTAGTATAATATACCCCTCAAAGAGAATTTTAAACCACTCTCTTTGAGGGTTTTTTATTGTCGAAAATAAATGAAAAAAAGTGTTGACAAAAAGGTAGAACCATAGTATAATATACACATATTAAGGAGAAATACAATTAAAGAAAATATAATATTGGTTGACTGTGATGGTGTACTATGTGACTGGGAATACTCATTTACTCAGTGGATGCACCACCAAGACATCCCAACAAAGAACATTAACGAGTATGACATTGCTAAGAGGTTTGAGTTAGATAAAGTTACTGCCAAGAGATTAGTCAGACTGTTTAATGAGTCTGCAGCAATCGCATTCTTACCACCTCTAAGAGATGCAGTGTATTACATGAAGAGACTTAATATGTTACATGGATATCGATTCCACTGTATTACATCATTAAGTAGTGATAGGTATGCCCAAAGATTGAGGTATCAGAACCTAGACCTACTATTCGGTAGGGAGTTGTGGGATGAAGTAATATGTCTACCCTGTGGCGCTGATAAAGATGACGCATTAGAGCCTTACAGAGACACGGGTTGTTTCTGGGTCGAAGATAAAGTTGGCAACGCTGAACTGGGGGTTGAATTAGGTCTTAACTCTATCCTTGTAGCTCATACACACAACGCAAGTTATAGTGGAGAGATTCCAAGATTCCACAGATGGAAAGAAATCTATAAGCACATTACTGGAGAAGTGTAATGAAACCATGTGAGATAATTAAACTATTAAGATCAGACAACAGTAAACTGTTTAAACAAGAAGTTATTTCGCAACACATGGATAACGAAGAGTTTGTCGAAGGCCTTCAATATGCTTTAACTCCCTTAATTACCTATGGTGTACAATCGGTTCCACCTATTACAGATCACTATCGAGCTTACACTTACAACGAAGAACTTTCGGAATCAACATGGCCTAGATTTAAAGAACTGTTGGATAAATTAATCGCCAGAGAACTTACTGGCCATGCTGCTAGAGATGCCATCATAAAGGTAGAAGGTGGTTGCTGCAGTGATACATGGAATGATTGGTATAGGC